CTTTTAGGCACTACATAGACCTTCTTAGAGCCTTTTCTGTTTGCCCCAAACTCTCTTTCCAGTATCCTTTGAGCCCTCAATTCTACATTCTTGTAGCCATATTGAGCAGCCCTATGGATAGCAGCATCTAACAACCTTCTTGAAATCTTGCCATCCGGCGTCTTGTAAGGAAACTTTCTTTCTCTCGGTAAGAGAAAATAGCTTGCTGGCAATTGCTTTCTCCTTTTAGGAGTAGCATATTCACCAGTGTGAGGTCCTGGCACATTGCCAAATACCTTTTCTTTTCTTGTGAATTTTGTAATCATAGTTTTATTTAATTATTTAAGAATTCTTCTAATTGACCTTTTGTATTATTTTTATATCCATATTTTTTATGAAATTCTCTATGACACTTTTCACACAATGTTATTCCGTTATCTATTGCAAATCTCAATTCTGGAAAATCAGCAAAATTGTTTATATGGTGAGCATTTAGTTTTCCTCCTTTCTGACCACATTTCTGACAAGTAAAATTATCTCTTTCAAATACTGCTTTTCTCCATAATTTCATTTCTAATCCCTTTCTTATTCTTTCATTCTCTGGAGTAATTCCTCCCTTCCATTAACTACTTTTCTTTCCTTTGCTTGCTTCACTCATTTTCTTTCTCGTCTCTTCTGAGTGATGTTTTCCTTTATGTGCTTCACTAATTTTCCTCCTTACTTCAAGCCTTTTAGCAGGGTTATTATCTCCTTTTAGTTTCTCGCTTATTTTTCTTTTAGTTTCTTCTGAACGATGTTTCCCTTTGCTTATCTCGCTTATTTTCCTCTTTGCTTCTTCTGAAAGATGCTTTCCATACATTGGGTTCCTTTTTCCCTTTTTCGATTCACTTAACTTCCTTCTATACTCTTCTGAAAAGTGTCTCATCACTGATTAAAAGTTTGTGTTGATTCCGAAGGATTTGTCTGCGGATTAGACACTCCTACTTGAGGATTCAGCCTTTGCACTTGTTGACTCATTTGTTGATTTAGTAATCCTAATTTTGCTTGTCTCTCTTGCTCTTTCTGAGTAGCTTCAATAATATCACCTACATTTGAGAAATGAAGCATATTTAGTAGCGTCTCATTATCAATTTTTCCTAATCTGGCTAACTCTATTGCTGTTTCTTTTCTTCCCTCTTCTGTATAAGCAGTTCCTTGCTCTACCTCTACCTTTAACCTGTATTTAGGAGAAATTGGAACTATGTTTTTATCCTGTTGATAATTAGCATTTGCTTGATATGCTTGCTCGCTAACTACTTTCATTTGGTTAATCTTACCTTTTTCCTCGTAAACTAAAGGAATTGGCTCTACCGCTCCCGCTGAAATTATCTCTAATAACTTGTATCCCAATCTTTCAATTCCTTTATTTAGATTTTCAATTGCTGTCTGCAAATTGGCAAACTCAATGTTTTTCATTGCCTCCAATGCTCTCCAAGCCTTAATCCCCGGTGGAAGTTTCCCAAAAGCCATTACAGAAACCGCTCTCTCATNCATAAAGCTTCTCAATAGCTCTTCATAACCCATAACTGCTGGATTGAGAGGTCCTGGTTGAAGCCATTGCGGAGGAGTTACGCCTTTGTAGGTTATTACCTCATTGCCTTTATTCAAAATTCTATCTACCGAGCCTCCTTCTGGAACCATCAAAACCCCAGTTGGTGCTGTCCTAATATACTTTTCTAAATAAGCCACTACTACATCTATTTTCTTGTTGAGAGGTATCAAATCCTCAAAGATTGACGTCTGATAAACCTCGCCTTCTCCTAACTTGATATCAACAAATGGCAAAGAATAATCTACAACTTGTGGTTCTCGCAAAAGTTTTCCTTGGCACTCGGTAGTTACTATCCATTTACCATTGTCCTTTAGCCAAAACTCTTTAAGTAAAACCTTCTGCAATCTTTTATCCTTTACTTCCTTTTCCGCTGAAAACTTTTCTGTTTCTCGAATGTGCTTGTATTCCGATAGGGAATACTTGTAATCAGGAGTTAATTCTTTTACTGCATCTTGGTCATAAATGAGAGAATTTTCTAATTCATTTATTGTTTTGGCGACAACTTTAATTAAATAATGCGTCTCATCTAAACTCTCAATATTCGGCTCGTGGTAAATGTTGTAAGTATCATAATGGTCGACAAACAAGTTATTCTTGTCGTCCATTCCTACCTCTAAATAACCAACATTGTGCTTTAAAGCATAAGAAGCCGCTGTTCTAAGATGAGATTTTATTTGCAATACACTCCATAAAATCTGAAATGCTCTGGCTATCTTTTCGTGATATTTTTCTTCCTTGCCTTCTTCTAACTCGTAAGGATAGACTGCCCATCTTGGATTATTGGCAAAGAGCAAATTCAATATCGTCTCCATCTGCTTCTTTAATCGAGGAATTGGAGCCACATTTATTCCTTTTGGGAATTTCTGTTTAACCAACTCTCCTGTACTTGCTAAAGCATTAACAAAGTGTCTTCCTTCGTAAAAGTTATCAACAAGATACCAACGCTTTTCAAATTTCAATCTTTGATGGCTCGATTGCTCAAAAATTTCATTTATAAGTTCTGGTGATATTTTCTCCATTTTATTTCTTTAATGCTTTTAAATATTCTTCCGCATCCGCTTCCTCAGGAGGAACTATTACTGGTTCTGGTTTTTTCTTTTTAGGCTTCTCAACAGCTCTCTTGTATTCTCCTAAATCTTTGGCTTTTATTTTTAAAGTTAAATCCTTCACTAACCGGTAATGAAGGTATTCTTGAATCCCGATAACTCCTATTAACGAAACAATAATTATTCCTGAAAACATATTGGTAATAAAAAAGGCAAGCATTCCATTGCTACTCCTTCTACAAGAAGTAGCTAGAATGCTTGCCTGGATATTGTCCCTACAAGCCTTCCCTAAACGGGAATTAGCCCATCTAAGCTCGTCTTTAATTTTACACTTTCTATTATAAGTCTCTTTTTTTTTCTTGTCAAGAGGTTACCAAGCTTTTGTTGTCCAAATTGCCTTTTGACCAAAAATCTTATTAAGGCAATTTGCTAATTCTGTAGATGCTTTCACTTGTTCTTCACAAGTTGCCTCTCTTCTTCCTGTTTTCTCATTTATCCTACCTATACTCTCATATTGATGTAGACACTGATTATACTGCCTTGTAGTTTCAACTGGATTCCTAGTAATAAAAGAATTAAACCAAACATCGCAAGTCATAAAGCCTGCCAAGAAAATCAATGAATAAATTAAAACCTTCTTCATATTACTTTTTACTAAGCTTTTCTTTATTTTGAAGGATAAACTTTTCTACCTTTTGAGCACATTCAGGACATAAATCATAAGCCACTTGTTTCAATCCTTCTTTAATCTGCCCATTTACTAATTTTGATTGTTTTTTAACAATTACAAAGGCGCCTCTTTCAGCATTCTGGCTCATACTAANCTCCTTTCCGCACATATCGCATTTTAAGTGCTGTTCTAACATATTTTTTGTTTTAATATTTTTTCTCAACTACCTCGACCTTTATTTCTTCTGGTAGTTGGCTAACTTTTTTAACCGACCCATTTACAACTTTGATTCGTAAAGGAAACCAAAGGGTAAATTCGCCATCGTAAATGGAACTTGCTGCTCTCGAAATCCTTTTAATTACGCTATTGCTTATTTGTTTATCAATAAAACCCTTCATTTTCTTCTTCTTTTTTAAGTAATGCTTTTTTAATTAACTTTTCTTTTAATGTTGGCTTATGCTCTTCTGCTTTCTGAAGTAAGTAATGGTCTTTGATTAAACTTACCGCCATCTCAAAAGCATCTACTAAATCGTCGTGCTCCAGGTTTCCAAATCCTTTTAATTGCTCTAATAATTCATTGTTCCCTGGGAAGAATATAATCTGCCCATTTTGAAAATATGGCTGAATTGATAAAACTCTGGCTACCTTATCTTTTACTCTTTTAACCGCATAAGCAGGAACCCCATATCTTTGCCCTAACTCAATTATAGCTGACCTTTGATAAGCTACATCCTCAATACCAACAATTGTTGTTTTTATTTTGTTAAAGAATTTATATTGATTGGCAAATCTTTGATAACTATCATCTGGCTCCCAATGTCCTTTATCTGAACTTACTATGTAAATCTTACCATCTTTTCCTAGTCCTGCTACTACCCAAGCACTCTCATCTGCTTCTGTCTTTTGAGAAATTGCTAAATCTGTGCCAATAGAGAAAACCTGAAACTCTTTTAGGTCTATCCTGCCCATTCTTTCATATTCTGGCTTCCATTTTAATAATCCTTCCTCTGGCGGGAATTTACACTCATAGAGAATATCAAATAAACCTTCTGGCATCTCTTTTCTATACTCATCTACTTGCTCCTCTGTTATCCTGCCTTCTTTTACTCCTATATGCCAATCAACAAATACCTTATGATATTTCTCATCATTCCAACTCCTTAAAAAATGATTTCTCTTAAAAGGGTTGCCAATCTTAATTAGAAAATTATCTGTATGCCCGCCAATCATTCTAATTGCTTTTGCGTGAATATCATCTGGAATTAAACTTGCCTCTTCTTCAATTAAATTAGGAGCACCAAATCCCATCAAAGCATTTCCTGCGTCTTCGCCTTTAAATCTTGTCTGAGCTGACACAATAAAAACTTCTCCAATCCCATCGCCGGTATCGAATGTTAATCTATTCTTGCTTCGCTCTCGCCTTATTCTCTCTAAACTTTCTCCTTCTGGAATTCGAAAATGTCCTGTAGTTATTGGATTGTCGAAGATATGAGTAATTATCTTTCCAATTAAAATCTTGGCTCTTTTCTGGTCTGGAGCAACAATGGCCCATCTCTCGGGAAAGAATGCTACTCTGGTTAATACTGCTAAAGCAACAGTGCTGGTCTTTCCATATTGGGTATAACTGATTAACTGATTTCTTGGATATTTCCTCTTGGCTATTGTTTCAAAGATTTCTAACTGATGAGGGGTTAGTTCAAATGGCTCTCCTTTTTCATTTTTATAAAGAGATTTTACGAGATTAAATAAATCATTCATTTTTTACTTCTCTTTTTACCTTCCTCTTTTATCCATCTTTTATCTTCTTTAGATACCGCAGGAATCAAAGTAATATCCATCCATTTCCACTCACCATTCCATTTACCTATCTCAAATAAATCAGGATAATCTAAAAATTGCTTAATAGTAACATAAATCATCTGCGGAAAATAACCATTCTCTATGCAGTACTTTGTTACAGTTTTCTTTAACAAAGAAAATGAAATCGGTTCAGATTGAGATATAATATCAGTGCAACCTTTTTGATATAGTTTCATAATTTTTACTTTACTAATTATTTAATATTCTCTTTTCTTACTAAAAAGTGTCTTCTCACTCTTTCCTCATCTGTTCTCGGATGTCCAAACCTTCTTGCTCCTGCTCTACCAAGCCTTAAGCCTGTTCCTCTTGGAGGAAGCTTTTTAATAAGCTCTCTAATTTTTTCTTTTATTGTCATATTTTTTATTCTTTTTATTATTTTACTAATTTATTTTATCTCCTCTTTTCCCATACTTTCTTCCCATTTAAATAAATCTCATTCACACCACCAACGCCTTTATATCCTACGTTACTAAAAATCTCCAATCTTGTTCCAAGTTTTCTTGCCTTCTCCACCTCTTTTACCTTAAAAATCCCTAAAAGCTTTTTCTCTACTACTGGATAAATTTCCGCATAATACACTTTTGTTTGAGCTGCATTCATATTTTTTTTATTTTAATAGTTTTTTAATTTTCTCGCTCCACTCTTTCAATTCTAAACTACCTTCAACTTTATCTGGCTCCTTGCCATAAATTCTTTCTACTATATCCTTCCAGAAGTTATAATTTCCTTTTAAGCCACTTTTAATTCCTGCCTTCATTAGAGCTACATAAATTGGGTCTGGCTTTTCCCCCAATCTTAACGCTTTTGCGACTTCCCTTGCCGCTATTTCAAAATCGGTTTTAAAATTCCTTTTTCCCTTGGGCCTACCATTAGGATTACCAGATTGTCCTGGCTTCCAGGGTGCTTTCAAGTTTCTTATTCTTTTATCGGTGTTTTTGTCGGTGTTTTTAATCATAGTTTTTTAGCTTTTTTACCTGTAAATTTCTCCCATCTCCTAATTATTACTTCTGCATACATTGGTTCGATTTCAATCGCCCGGCATCTCCTTTTCATTACCTCACTTGCGATGATTGTGCTTCCACTTCCTCCAAATGGCTCTGCTATAATGCCACCTCTCGGACTTAATACTTTTATGTAAGGCACTAATATTTGAATTGGTTTTGTGCCGAAAATGACATTTTGTCCGCTTGCTTTTTCTGTGTCTGCCGTCCAGGTTATATGGTCTGCTACGCTTCCCCATTTACTTCCTTTTCTTCGGCTCCAGTATGCTTTCCCTTGATTGCCATATAATATCACTTCATAGGTATCCAGAAGCTTTTGTCCTCTCTCTTTTAAATAATCTTCTGCTTCTTTCTCGTATTCCCCATTTAACTTTCCATTCCCGGCTAGCGGGGCTATATCGTATTCGCTGAAGAATTTATACTTTGCTGAGAATCCTTGATGCCTGTTTGGGAGATACCAAATCACTATATTTCTTATCTTCCAATACTTTTCTATTGCTTCCCATAAATCGTGCACATTCTTCCAATTCTCAAATATCATTACATTTGCTCCGTTTGGATTTTGGAAGTCCTTTGCTATTGATAGCCACTCATCATACTCTGGTATTCCTCCTGCTCTTTTTTGTGTTCCTTCGTACGATCTGTTTCCTTTATATCCAAACATCGGTTTTAGCACTGACTTTCCGTCTTTATGCGTTATTCCAATCCGGTATGGCGGGTCTGTGAACATAAAATCAAATCTTTCTTCTCCTAATAATCTCTCCCATACCTTCCTGTTTGTTGAATCTCCTACTGCTAACTTATGCTCTCCTAATTGCCAGATATCTCCCGTCTTTACTCCTTTCGGATTTTTTACTGTTTTCTTAAATTCCTTTTCTATATCAAAATTATCATCTATATCCACCCCAAATATTTCATCTAATTCCTCATCCTCAAATCCTACATCATTTAATAAATCCTCATCAAAATTAGCCAGCATGTCATAATCCCAACTACCTTGATTCTTATTTAAACGAAGATTTAATTCTTCTGCCTCTCTCCTAGTAAGTTTTCTATCCGGAACCCTTACATCTACCTCTTCTACTCCTTTTTCTTTTAATCTGCTCAATCTAAAATTACCCCCTATGACTGTGTTGTCCGTATTTATGATTAAAGGATCTGCTACATTAAACCTGCTTAAACTATTATCCAAATCTCTAACCTCTTCCTCGTTTGCCCGCCTCGGATTCCCGGGAAATAGCTTTAAATCCTTTANTTTTCTTTTTTCATNACGCCATTTAATCATGTTTTTATTTACCTTTTATAAAAGATGGATTCAAAATATATGTTGTTCTCCAACCTTGTTTTCTATTCTTGAAAAGATAGCCGGCATCTACTAATCTCTCCATTCTTTGCCTTGCTCTCTCTTTAGTAAAATGATACCTTTCTGCTATTTCTGATAAAGTAGGCATTTTACCATTTACCTGGTAATATAATAAAACCCAATTAAAGAGCTTCCTATCTCTTTTTCTTGCTTCTTTCTTTTCTCTAAATGAAATATGTTTTTCAGTTATTCTCTTTTTATAATGCATTATAATTTCTTTAAGACAGAATTACAAGCCTCTTTTAACTTATAAAGAGAGTATTTCATCTCTCGGTCATCAGATTTTATCATTGGCTCACTATACCTCTTTAGTAATTCCATAAAGAATTCTAAACTAATATCAACTCTCATATCAGGATTANCTTCTGAACTTTTAGGATGCCTCCAAAGTAAAGCACATTTATTATAGCCTAAACCTTCTCTTTCTGATTGCTCTACCCAAGAAGCCATACTTATTGTTTTTTGATTTTTAACTTCAATCACTAAATCAGTATGAGGGATCCTTATATCTCCTTTTTCTAATCCCGAGCCAGAACCAACAACCTCGTAAGCATCTGAGAAGTATTGTTTAATAACTTCCAATGCTTTTTTAACTAACCTCCTACCTTTTTGCCTTGTATTCATAGTTTATTTTTACTTATTTTTTATTAAAAAGTTATAATAATTTACCTTGTTTTTGAAACTTGCTTTGCATTAACCGAATGGTCTTTTTACGACATTCTTTTAGAAGATTGCCTATAAACTTAACCAATTCGTCATATGTGTCCCTATCTACTTTTTGTTTAAATAGGAAATGTTTTCTTAATTGTGTATCCCATTTTTCATCGTTCATTTTATAGTATTGTAAAAGTTATTTTCAAAAGGGACTTTTATAGGGAGTCCCTCATAACCCTTTTGAATACTTATTTCCTGTGGTGCTTATATAATCCTTTGATAACATTTCTTTCCTCTTCTATTTCCTGCTCTGTTAAGGTGTCTTTTTCCTGAAACATTTTATTTATCCAGATAACAAAATCAACTACTTCCTCGCCGTAAAGATTACCGAATAATGTATGCCAAGCCCGATGAAAACTAACTGGTATTTCTATAACTTTACCATTCCTTCCGCCTCTGCTTTTAGGAACTATATGGTGGTGATTATATTTCGTATGCCCCATATCAATCACCTCCTATCAAAGCCTGAATTACCCTGGCCATTATTTCTACTGTTCTTTCCTCTACTATCCGTAACAACTCTTCTCTCTCATTGGTTAATTTCTTATCGTTCGTTAAAAACAAATTAGCAAGAAACTTTGTTTCACCTAATCTTATGTGAAGCATTTCATGGATTATTGCGTGCTCTAAATTAGTGCCTCCTATTGTCTCGTATTTTGTC